GATTTTGCAAAGACATTGCCAGTGGCAACAACATGATCTTCGACCCAATTAACTGCACCCATATCAAACAAAAGTTTTTTTGCTTTAGCAGGGTCTTTTGGGCATATTGCTATTTGTTCTATTTGAAATTTCATTTTAAGCTCCATATGGTAATATGCACCCAGTGAGATACTTGTGGTGCTCTTTTGATTGAAGTAAGAAAGCAACAAACTCAGCCAATCTTTCTGGTGGTGTTTCTTCCCCTGTCAGCAACCCATTGCGTTGATACTCTAAAGCATGTGACCATGTCCAGCCACGAGTTTTGACAACTTGTTCATCTATTGAATCACTCATGCCAGTGCCAGACAACTTGTTCGGTGCTATACCGAAAACTGTAATGCCATGCTTTTTTGTCAACTCACGAGCCAACTGCAAAGTCATTATATGGGCAGCACCTTTTGATGCATTATAAGCCAATGAACAAGTCATGGGCATGTGGGAAGCATTGCTGACAATGTTTAGCACAGTTCCTTTGTTTTTAATCAATGTAGGCAAAAGCATTTTGGTCATCAGATAAATACCTTTGGCATTGGTGTCCATGACTTTGTCCCACATATCTTCCTCAAAGTTCTCGAGCCAATCAATCAAATTGACACCTGCATTATTTATTAAAACATCTATCGTGTTGTACTTTGGATCGTTGACAAGCTCATTTTTATAACGAACATCATTCCCATCTTCTAGATTGTAGCTCATCACCTTGTGACCTTGTTCACTCAACTTTTCTTTCATTGCCTTGCCCAAGCCTGAGCTTGTGCCAGTAATTAAAATGTTACTCATTATTTGTCTCCCTTTATTAACGACTCAACCATTGCTGCATAAACTGCTGCATCGTGGATTGAATCTTTGTGTTTCAAATCATTGTTGGCAAACCTTGTCACTTTGACAATCATCAATTCAAAAAGATGCCAGATGTTATAATCGTCAACTGTTTTAAGATTGACACCTTTGGGGAATAAAGCCACCATCACTTCTCCAACTGTTTTGTAGTTGTCACCATAAACTTTATTTCTTTCCCGAAAAGTTTCTGCCATCTCTTCAAGTATTTTTGCTGCATCTTTATTCATTGTCTGTTTTCCCATCTAAGAATGCTTTTTCAACATCACCCTCATAGTTGTTTGCTTTGTCGAAAAGACTTCTGAGTTCTTGCATTTGAATTGAAGTTATATCAAAAAGTCTTGCGATCTTCTTATCATCTAACTCTATATCATTGCCTCTGATTATTAATCTATCCATCAGAAATCTCCTGGAGCTACCTGCAGACAAGTGAGTCCTTCACCTCTCCACATATCAACAACAGACTTACGATCCTCAAGAACAAGCCAAACATCTTTATAATCAAAATGCTTTTCAAAGAGTTTGAGTTTGCATATTGGGTCTGAAGAATTATCACCTATCGGTCGCATGATCAATCGGTCACAAGGCACATCATTAAGTCTTAACCACTTAGATGTATCTTTGCGACAAGTTTCATCACGAGCAGTCATGATAACAATCTCAGTTTCCTCATTGTGAAGCTCCCTGACAAGATTGCATATATTCTCAATAGGTTTGTCGCCCATGCCTGCTTTGTTAAAAGCATCATAATCTTTTTCTTTGTAAAGGTGAATGCGATGACCATAATCAGATAATGTGCCATCAAGGTCAGCTATGATTATGCGTTTATCCATGATGGTGCCTCCGTATACTTCCATTCAGCAAAATGCATCTTCTCACCCAAGTAATAATCTTTGTATGCCTTGACAGTGTCGTCACCTTTGTATTGGTCTGGCATGCATTGAGGTGGGTCTGTAAAATTATTGTCGATTGATAAATACAATGGAATCCTTATGAGGTGTTTTAAAAGACTCTCACAAGCATGAGTTTTCCCATATCTGTGCTCAAACTGTTCGCAAAGATTGACGAGCAGATAGTAAGCATAAAGATAATTATCAACAGATTGTCTGACCCAAACAGCACATGGGTGGTTTTCAAAGGCAGTCTTATAAAGACCAACCTTGTCAGCATACTCGTCGCCATCAAGCACTCTGTGTGCTGTGCATAACAACTGAGCTGTTTCGAGTATCATTTTGACACAATGCTTATCGCAGTGCATCTCTGCACAGATCCTAGGATCTGGATCTAAGTAAAAAATATTCATGTTTGTTCCTTTCTCAATATTTTTAGTATACTACTTTCTAAGCAAAAAAGACAAGGCTTTTTTAATCAGTGATTTTGATTTTTTGTTTACCTCTGTTGCCTCTTTTATCACTTTATCAGCTTGCTCTTTTATATCTTTTCTTCTGTAAAGAACATGCTTGATTTGATCTTTTGTCATTCCATATTTTTTAGCCAACAAAGGTATTGTTAATTTTTCTTTGTCCTTTTTTATTTTTCTTGCCATTCTGTCTGAAATTTTTTCCATTGCCTCTCCTTTTATTTGTTGAGTGCCTTTGCCATAGATGGTGCAGCCCACTGGGTTGGAGTCAAAAAAGGATCTGCCCAAGGATGTACACGAACCACTTCTTTGACCATTAACTTGAATACATTTTGGTATTCACCTTGAGCTCTGGGTGAAAGACGAGACTTAGCCATTTCACTTAAAGTTCGCAAATTAAATTTGGCAACGATGTTCGTGTGTATGTTAGTTGGTAAAACTCCACGAGCATCCTCAGCAGGGATACCTAAAGATCTCAGCTCTTGATACTTCTCATTTATCATTCGCATGGCATCATCATATATAACATTTGCCGTTTCGTCTTTGTATATTCTCTCTGGAGTGTAATATGTAAAACCAACCATGTCAACAGTTCTCTGCGATTGTTGGGCATAAGATGCTTGTCTGGTTCTAACAAATTGATGGGTGAATCCTCTACTGACATCACGTATGTCAAATGTGTAGTCAATAAACTCCCAAGAAGATCTGATTGTTTGAAGCATGTAATCAAGTTCTGCTTGCTTCTTTTCATCATCCCATTTTGATACTTTGTCATAAGCATCTTCATCATTCATCAGCCTTGTGTTCTTTGTGAACAGCAAAAGGTTTACTGCGTCTGATGTCGCATTGATTAATTTTACTTTCATGTATTTGTTCCTTTCTCATTGTGGATTAGTCTTGCGTAGTCTGAGCTACTTCTTATAAACTTCTCAATGTGTTGACAATCTTCAACAACATCATCAAGAAGCAACTGTCGCCAAGTCGCAAAACGACCCAACGAATATATTCCATATTTGCTTGTCATCTCAAATATGAATTGTTTTCTGAGATCCTCATCTATTGGTCGGATCTTACCAAAAATCTGAAAAGATTGTCTCATGTCATTTATTTTGTATGGCTGTATCCCAAAGTCATCAATCATCACTTCCATGATGTGTGGACCAATATCCATCTCTGGTTCTTTCACAAACTCGGAAACAACAACATTGCCTATCAAAGAAACTCTGTAATATGGCACCAATGGATCTGGATAATAAATAGTTTGATAAACATCACAATCTGGTGATTGAATAGTAGCTTTTTGCGTCCATATCTTTTGGTGAGGAAACTCTGGTGCATCTTGCCAACCTACAATCTTCATCAATGCTGGCATTGGTATTGTGGATATCATCGGAACTTTATGTTCCATAAATTTAATAGCTTTGATGTCTAGCTTTGAATCATATTTAATATTGCAATTTTCAGACATCATGCTTATCAGCTCCCATGGAGCTATGTATCTGTTTGATGGCTCTAGATTGTTGATTGATCTACTCAAAACAGATCCTGTTACTTTTTGCGAGTACAAGTTGCTGAGGAACAAGTTTGGCTCGGTGAAAATCTTGCCATCATATTTTATAGCTTTTTGAACACGAACTTTTTTAAAAGGTATGGCACAAGCAGTGCCAACCTTATCAGTTCTGAATCGGAGCAGAGCTCCATGATTGTTTGGTAGCTCAGATTGAGCTTCATTGACAATGGGTTTAAAACTTCTCATCATGTTGCCAGCCAACAACCCTGCGAGTCCTGCTCCGAATATCTGCATTATACTAACTTTACCCTCCCTTTTTTGATGTCATGGTCAAGATCTTCTCTGCAAGCACCTGAGCTGCAATCAGCTAGCTCAACGAACTTTTCATATGGCAAAGGATCATGCTCAAGGAAAAGATTGTAGTTGTGCCAAGCACGAGTTCCCTCTCTTCTAGGATTTTCCTTTTCGATGACAGTGATTGACTTGCCAGCAAACTTACCACGTAGTTTAGGTTCAGACACTTTCTTTACTCCTTTGCGTCCAGTTGTAGGAACTTTCTCTTTGTAAAGTTCCATTTCTTGTTTTGCTCTCTTAGCAAACATTTTCGGAAGCTTCGTATGACTAAAAACCTTTGGATTGTACTCACCTGAATCCCAATAAGTATGAGTGATAGGTGTGTCAGCAACAAGATTGAATAATCTTTTGATGCCTGTCTTTTTATCAGCAAACCTATTTACAGGTTTATCAGCATTGTGATTGTATATATCCAAAATGTTTGAAGTGCTCATGTTTCTGTTCTCAGCCAACTCCTCTAAATTTGAGAAGACTGCTGAACCATTGCCATGTTGATTGGCAACGTATTTGCTAACATAAGCTTTGACCACTTTGGTTTTAAGATCGATTGCATAAACTTTTTCCATTTTGTTTTCCTTTCTCAGTTAATATAATTAGTTTACTCTACTTTTGCAGAAAAGAAAAGCTTTTTCTTTCCCTTTAATATCAATGACTTATAGTCATAACGAATAATGACGCAACCCTCTGGGTCGCACAACATACAAATTTTCTCTGGCTCGAGTGACTGCAACATACCATACTCTGTTCTCCTCATCTTTGTGAATGTTCTCCCAACTTAATCTTCCCATGTCTGTAGCTATTGCAACATTGTCTGCTTCACCACCTTTGCTTTGATGGATTGTTGATATTGTTATTCTTGGCTTGTCAGAAAACTTTTCACCATTGCGCAAACAAGATCTTAAATATTCTCTTTCGTCTGGTGCTATGCCTTTCAACATTTTCATCCAATCATAATTTTTTTGATCATCAGACAGATCCAAGTCATTAATCGTGTAACCATCTTGATTTTTTAATTTTATTGGCTTTGCAAAGAACTGTACCATGTTTTTGATTTCAAACATAGATATTGTTTTGCCATTGCGTAATCTTTCCCAAGCCATGATGGCACGTGTTTCCTCAGACTCAAGAGAGTGTTGGCCATTGTACATGTAACCATAACCCTGCTGTCTGGCAACTTTTTGGAAACGATTTAACAAATATTTTGATCGACTCATGCACAACCAGCTTTTCTGGTCAGAGAAATCAATTTGTTGTTCATCTGCAATGTGTTCTACTTTACCTTGATCTGTTTTTGGACTCCAAGGCTTTTCATATCTGTTTCTGATTCTTTTCACAACATCTGCTGCAACTCTATGTACAGATCTTGGTATGCGGAAACTTTGTGGCAAAACTTTTTTATCACCTTTTAAATTTAAAAATTTATTAACATCAGCTCCTGCCCAACCGAATATTGCCTGATCATCATCTCCTGCAATGTAAACTTCACTAGCCTCAGAGGATAAGCTGATAGCCATTTTGTATTGCAAAGAACTCAAATCTTGTGCCTCATCAAATATGCAAATGTCGACTGGTAAAGGTGCATCATATCTTGCTAACATATCTGTGAAGTCAAGTAAACCATTTTCTTTTTTATATATTTTTAATGAAGCACTGTATTGCCTGACTGCATGCAAAGTTAAGTCATCAATGTTTGACATCAGGTATTGATCATCAACAGATCTCATAGAAACTCTTGCCAAAGACTCAACTCTTGAACACTTGTCACCCAAACCATAACCTGTATGAATGCCTAGATCCTCATCATATATTCCTTTAAATTCAACACCTAAAGCTTTGCCAAGCTTGCGATAGTGTTTATTGGTCATTACTTCATCTCTTTGCAAACCCAGTTGTCTGAAGGCTAATGAATGAAGTGTTCTGAAGTATGGGAATCTGTCCTCATCAAAACCAAACTTTGCCATAGCTCTTTCTTGAGCTTCGTATGCAGCCTTGCGAGTAAAAGCAAGATAAGCAATCTTTTCTGGTGGGACACCTCTGCTCAAAGCATCTTCAACTATCTGAAGTAGACTTGTCGTCTTCCCTGTTCCTGGTGGTCCAAGTATTATTTGAACGTACCTTTTCATATTTATCTTTCCTCATTCTCCAAGATATCCATTCATGATATCTCTCTGGCTCTCCTAAACAATAATGATCCTTTGATAGTATCTCTTTGAAACACTTAGGGCATATCAACATTTATGTCTGAATCCTTAATACTTTGCATAATAACTTTTTCATAACAACCAGTGCAACATCTGTCTGGGTATTCACCTAGTGGGTGAGGATTATGACTTTCTAAATAACTCGATATCAACTCACCACAGATACAACAAAAAAGATTCTCTTCCATCAAAACTCCTCTGTGACACTGGTCGGCACTTCTAAATCATCTTCATCCTCATAAAAATCTGGAGCAGGAACTGACCAAACTTTTACAGGCTTAGATTTTATTCTGAATGCTTTTCTGTCACCACCCAAGTTTCTCAACCATGACCATATCTGGTGCTGACTAGGATAGCGAAATCTTCTGGAGTCTAAATATATAAACAGATCCTCTGATCTAAAGTAAACTTTGTCATCATCTTTGTCGTGCCATGGCTTGGCATTCATTATCTCATCTTTGTGTCTGGCTTGGACTTTACCTGTCAAAAAGCTATCAAGCATCTTTTCAAATTGACCTTGTGGCGATGCATCGTCTGGATCTACAACCACCTCGACCGAGCTCAAAAGCTCATTAATTCTTTGCTCCCATTTTTGAGCAGGCATAGTGCTTGGACATTTGTTAAGTTTTTCAACACAAAGCTTTTGCAGTTGTCTTTGGTCTAGCAGTTGAGGTGTTGTGACTTCTATTCTTTCACCTTGCATTTCAATGTACCAACGCACTGAGCTTCTGTTTTCAGTTTCGTACTTTGTTATGGCATCTATTTCTATAGCCATGCCACCACCAACTCCACCAATGCCATATTCTCTTTTCATGCATTTTGATTTTTCACAATAGTTGCATATGGGAGTCTGCTTGCAAGTGTAGGCATATTCTTTTTTGCTCACACCTTTTATTAAAGTGTTGACTTCAGAAGAGGGCAATGGTTCGCTGACATGTTCATAATTAAACTTCATCAGATCTTCTTGCCAGTCGTCTGGATTCTTTTTTCGATAGTAAACACCGACATTGAACAAAGAAATGTTTCTACCACCCTCTGGAAAACCCATTGTCATCAAATGTTGCAAGCATGGTGGACCATCTTTAAATAGATCTACGAGCTCTGGTTTGTAACTTTCAAGCTTTTCAAAGTCTGTAGTCTTTTGTTCTGCTAATTTAATAAAAGCTTTGAGATCTAATTTTTTGCCCTTGTGTATTGCATACCTTTCAGTCTTGTCTCCATTCCAATAACAAAGGTTTATCCAGTTCCCTCTGTCTCGCTCATTGGCTCTTGATATTTGCTTGGGGAATATTTCTGAACCACCATAACCTAATGTGGCTGCAAACTCATTTAATTTTGCCACCATGTCGATCGCAGGGATAGCAGGTTCACAAAAGAGATATAAGTGAGCACCACCAGACTTACTACG